ATCTTCTAACACATTAACAGTTTTTCTCAATACTGCTCCTTCTGTATATCCTAGTCTAGGAACTATTACGAAAGAAACAGTACATCCTGCTGGAAAATAACATTCTTCTCCTGACTTTTCTTCTCTAGCATATACTAGAAAAGTACATCTATCACCTCTTGTTAAGTGAAGTGTATACTCGTCATCTCTGTCTAATCTTAACATTATTCTTCCTCCTTCTTACTACTCATTGGTGCTTTTGTTTCGCTTTTAATTCTTTTAAGTTCATTTTCTTGTCTATTTAATTGATTTTGTTGGTCAATATTTTCAGCAAGTAATCTCTTCGTTTGAGCATCGTTCATTGCTTGAATAGCAGTTGCTTGAGCTTGTTGTTGTAACATCAATTGTTGTTGTTCATATTTTCTTTGTTCAATTAGTTTTAGAGCATCTGGTGCACATGGATAATGTAACTTGTTCATTGTTGTCCAATACATTTCTAATGTATCTAATTGTGTAGGGTCTCCGTATGCTCCGCTTTCAAAGTTAGAACGTGTTTCCTGCCACATTGCTTGTCTATCATTAGCTAATGTACCAGAAACATCTACACTAAATACAAACTCGTCATCATAATAAAGTTTTCCTTTTTCATCTTCTTCAATAAAGAACCTTTTATCAAACCATTTGTATTCTAGTTTACCATTACTATCTTCTTGAATGTATGGTTTTTTCTCATCAGTGTATGCAAGTAAGAACTGAAACATTAATTTATACAAGTCAGCAAATGCAGCATCCTTCATTGTTTGTTTAGATTTTAATCTACCAGCACTCTGTTCTACCGCAATTTGTTTAGCCTTTCCTGATGTAGCCGTTCTATCTTCACGTCCTTGATAACTATCAGTAATACCTAGTGTCTGACGACCAATCTGATAGTTAAAATTAAGTATCTCTAAGTCAGTCGCAATGTTCGGTTGAACTGTAGTCACATCAATCATCGCTTTTTGTGCAGCATCTCTAAGTCTAATTATCTTTAACTCCTCATCAGATGCTTCAACATCAACACCTTCAGGTAATGTAAAATATGAACCACCTTTTAAAAGTTTCTCTCTTATCTTATTCATATAAATATTCATATCGTTCTGCTGGTCTTTGATGAAATCTATATCGCTACGTCCTAAGAAACTTCTTATATCACCAACATTTTTATGAATAACTATCGGATAAACTTTAGGTACATAATATTTTACCTTCGCTTTTTTCTTAACATTAGTTCTAATACCTGTCATTGGGTCTTCTATCTGAACATCATACTCGATATCCTCATAATCTTTGTTTTCTGTCTTGAACTTTTTACTACCACATTTTATACACTCGTCTTCAAATGGGTCTTTAACAGCTCCACATTTAACACAAACTTCTTGTTTTCTAGCAAAATAGTCTTTGTAGTCTTGTATTTTTGTATTTCCAACCCAACTTATAAGACCAATTGAGCCATCGTCATTTTTATAGTAACAATATACATGAGTTCTCATGTGGTCATATACTTCACCATCTTGATTCTGGTCTCCTTCTTCCTCAACGTCCACGTCATAAACTCTTTTAATATAATCTTTTGTTTGTTCAAATGTAATAAATAAGTAGTCCATCTCATCAAGTTTATATACTCCAGGTTGAGGTATAACTTGCGATGGATGTAAATTTTTAATAACCAAGCGTCCAACACCAAATGAATCTCTATATGTGTTATCCCATTCAGCCATAAATATAGAGCCACCCCAAATAGGTGTTAGTCTGGCTTGTTCATCAACCATCTCCTCCATATTCATACTATCTAATTCAGTTCTCAAGACATTTTCTATCATTATCGCTCTGTCTTCAACACCTCTTTTAGATATTACTCGTGGCATCGGTATAACAATATCTGCTTGAGTTTCAGTTAACTCGAAGCACATTTTTCTAGATACTGAGCCTTGTTTCTCAGCATCACTTCCATCTGGACTTTTAATTTTACGAGTACCCTCGTAGGCTTTCTCATTATCTTTTCCGTTCGCCAACACTTGTGAATAGTCGTTGTACGCTTCCTGATATTTCTCCTGCCATCTAATTAACTCGTCCATATCTTTCCTCCATTCTCTTTCTAGTTTCTGCATCCGCCTTATAATAGTCCTGTTTCAAATCATCACTCCATTTAAATAACTTCTTAATTTCAGGTTCTGTGTACGCTACCTGAAAATAGTGCATATTTCTTACATAATACCCTATACCCAAACTCATTACTAAGTCATCGTGCTTACCCTGCATCGCTTCTTTACGTCCATGCTCATTAGTTATGAACGTCAAACACTCGTGCAACGTAAGTCTATCATTTATTTTATCCGTATGGTCACGAACTATATCAACTAGCGATGATATTAGTAGTGGTCTTGTTATCTGTGTTGTCTTAAACCCATACGCTGAATATATACCACCTCTATAGTCGTCTTCTCTATCTCTTATGTATATGCTCGGATACTCAAGTCGTGCTATCTCTTTGTTCGGATATGTTGAGAAGTTAGCCTCTATCGCTATCAGTGCTGTATTGTACTTATATCCCAAACATATCATCTGTCGTGCGAACAATGTCTCATCTGTCATATTGTGATATACGGCTACCTGCTCACAAGTAATATTATCTATAACATGTGCTGCAAAATAGTCTCCCTGTGTATCTCCTGCTGTATCACCAGACAATGTATATGTGTGATTAGGTATCGGTTCTTTATATATAGTTATATATCCTCTATCACTCTGGTTGAAGGTAGAGTTAGATATTTTGTCTTTACCTTTTTTCGTATCGTCATAATCATATGAGAAATAACCAGTGGCTAAGGGAGACGGTAAGTGAGCTAATCTCTCCATTATCTTCTCCTGGTCAAATACACAATTACCTGTTGTTAAGAACGCTTCTTCTGGACATATTGGATACTCCTGCTTGAACAGTGATACATCTCCACCACAGTTGTTCTTAATACACCATCTACGCCATTCTAACTGGTCTAAGCTTAGAGAATATTGTCGTTTCAACAAATGTTCTTCTTCGGTTAGTTCAAATCCTGAGTACGGCATACTATACTCGTCTAACTCGTTCCATCCAACAAATAGTGGGTAGAAATCTGACTCACCTTTTACGGCTGCTTCCCATCTCTCCTGATATTCTTCATAACCGTTAGCAGTAGACTCAATTATAACCATAGAGTCTGGTGTATTCGGTACAGCCTGCATCAAACCAAGCATTGTCTCTTTAACATCACCTTTCCAGAACGCTAACTCTGAAATGTGTAAGTAGTTTATTGTGAACGAACGTCCAACACCACCTGTACCTGCTGTCATACATCTTATACGAGAGTTCAGTCCTGTATGTGATTTGTTGTCGAACACGAGCTCCTTTGCGTTCGATGCTTTTTGTGTCGGTTGTAGTGGAGCTGGGAGGTTCTCATACATCAATTTATACATATTAAATAAGTTAGTAGTTGAGTCCTCCTGGTGTGCAACGATGGCTGCCTGTTTATTTTTATGTGTGGCTGTCTGAGACAGGATCAAACCTCCTGTGACTGTTGAGAACCCCATCTGACGAGCTTTTAAAATAATAATACGCACTGGTTTACCTTGTTGTTTCTGGGTGCGTATTACATCATATAGTTTTTGTTGTGGCTTATTCAAGATAAGTGGAACTATGTTAGAACTTTTATCTCTAATCTTAATATAGTTCTCAATATATTTTTTTATGTTTATTTTTGGTGATGTAGTTGAGGGCATGGTGTTACCACTCCTTTTCATCTGATACGTTGGAAATATATTTCTCGAAGTCAGTTGTTAAGTCAACTTCTTGTTTATCAGTAAATAGAGAGCGATAGCGTCCTAATAGTTCTAGTGCTTTTAACTCGTCACCAAAGTTACGTTCAAATATTAGTGAGCCGTCCTTGTCTTGATAAAATATCTGATTACCATCTTTATCTATCTTAATCTTAGGTACTGGACGGCGTGCTTCTTCAGCAACATCTTTTATACGAGATAGAATATACTCATCAGTTATATCTAGAGTTTTAAAGTGTTGCTCCAATCGTTCAGAAATACAACGGGAAATTTCAGGGTTGCGTAGTAAATTCGGATTGTACTTTGTATATCCTGCTGCTTTTTGAGCCTTTCTATCGTTTAGTGTTTCTATATACTCATTTACAAATGCTCTTTCTTTTATTGTTAGCATTTATGACACCTCCTTTGTTTTTCTCAAGAACATTATATCATAAATTAAATGAAAGGGCAAGAAAAAATGGGAAAAAATAGGAGTAGGAGGTGGAGGAGTGGAGGGGGTGGTAAAAAAAACCCTCTCTAGTGAGAGGGGTAAAGGGGGTTATATATGTTAAAGATAATTAGCTTATTTTGTTTTAGTACGGGAGCGAGGTCCGAAGGTTTCAAGTTCTTGAGCTATTTTTACGGGGTTGCCTTTGTCATCAAACCAGACATCTATCCACCACACTGATTTGTCGTTGTTATATCCCATACTACGCTCGAACGGTGTCAAATCTTGTAGACATGAGGTCTGGAAGCAATGTGTTTTATCTTGTTTATAGTATAGTGACTGATGTATATGTCCTGTTACAAGAAGATGTGGTCTTTCTTCTAGGGGAACAGTGTCTAAGTATTTCTGCAGGCGGTAACTTTTGGCATAAGTGCTTCCACCTTTGCCATGATATAATCTTATGCGTAGGCGTCCTATTTTCAAATCCTCACAGTCGCTACCTAGGTAGTGCAAATCTGGGCGGTTGTTGGATATATCTTTGACTATATCTGCTCCGCATCGTTGTATCCACCATAAGTCGTGGTTACCTGCGATTAAGTAAGTAGGAATTGGAGAAGTGGGGTAGTAATGTGATACATAATCTCTTTGTCCTGTATAAGATATTTCTTTGAGGTCATATATGTGGTTGGGTCTATTAGATAACCCATCAGTAACGTCTCCTGCGTGGAGGATATAATTAGTGTTAGTGTCGAGGGCGGTTGTATATAAATAGTTGAGGATATCAACACGGTCGTATTTTGATGCTAAATGTGTATCTGATATAAGGAGCAATTTTAAATGCGAGAGATTGTTGGGAATACAATATGTATCATTTTCTTTAATTGGTTTTGTTTTAATTATTTTTCCATCATTTATTGTTAATAAATAACCTTTTTGTTTTAATAATTCAATTATGCCATATACTTCATATTCTTGGAGTTCTAATTCTTTCATTATTTCTTTAATATATGGTTTTTTCTTTTTGGTTATATATTCAATAAATTTATTGAGAAGTTCTTCCATATTATTCTCCTTTAGAAAAAGTATTTTTTAGAAAAAAGTATATTGTGGTTGGGTTGTGATTAGTTCTGTTACAACATAAGTGTATCATATAGGGGAGGTAATGTCAAGGAAAAAGGGGTACTCCCCCCTCTATGAGATGAAAAAAAGAAAACACACCCCCATAGAGTGTGTATCAAGGTGCTTTCCACAAATAAAATGTGGTGGCGTACATCTAAACCATATTAAGTATAGCATATTTATATGGAGAGTGTCAAGAGGTGAGTTCTTAATAATATCTCCCCGCCCCCACCCCTGCGTATCTTAACCTTCCCCCTGTTCGCTTTTCGTTCGCCAAAAAAAGACACGCCCCAAAAAAATAACGAAAAAAAGTTCGCCCAAAAAAATGTACGCTAAAAAAATAACGTCTGCACGTGTACGTATGCGTGTGTGTGCGTACGTGCGTATATGTGCGTGTGTATGTGCGTGTGTGTGCGTGTGTATGTGTGTATATATGACCAGAAAAAACAAACTTGAAAAAAATAAATATATATACGTAGTATATATATTTAAAAAAGTTTTTTAATTTTTTTTGTTTTTTTACTTGACAATTAAAAAAATTAGTAGTATGATTATATCGTCAACAGGAAAGACCGGACGAAATCAACCTAGATTGTCGGCACGAAATAAGACCACATCAAGCCGTTATTTGACAATTTATTTATTCGCTTGATACAAGCCGAAAAGATATGCGAAAAGGCGACTATAAACACTCTACCAATTAAAAGTATAGTCGGGCATACCTAGAAGAGCAACGTTATCAACAGTTGTCACATTGGTGAGACTGGACGTCTCGTCCTCTTAGTAACAATAATAGACTAGTGAGGTAATTAAGGCACACAACACAAATTGTATCTATGAGAGTGGGCGATAGAGAAACACTATTATATTCTTATAAGCACATTATAAATAATATGTTTATAAGTGTATAATAGTACACTAGAAAGAGTGATAAAAATGTATGATATCTATGATATTATAAGCGAAAAAGAAGATTATAACGAAAGGGGCGAAGATAATGAATAAACAACCAACATTGCAAGAATTTACTGATAACTTGCTATCATTACTTGATATTATCAATAATAATTAAAAGAAAGGGCACAAAAACAATGAAAGAAAAAAATATATTTTAAATGTAGGACTTAATGATAAGGACACCAAACTACAAAAGATTGACAGCATAGAAGCATATAAAATTGTAGAGAATACACTATTAAATAATGGACTAGATGGATACACTATCTATCAAGGTAAAGGACTTTACAAGCACGATAATGGCACGATAACACAAGAAAACACATTAATTATTGAAATGATTTTTACTACTGAAGATATAGTCAATAAAGTTATTACAATTTTGAAACAAGTACTTAATCAAGAAAGCATAATGAAACAAGTACAAGAAATTACAATTAGTTTTGAATAGGAAAGGAAGAGATTTTTAATGACTAATGAAAAAGTTTTAATTAGTTTTTTGAATAAAGAAAAAGCACAAACACAATTAAGAGATATTACCAATGGAGTTTACATTTATAAAGGTCGCACATTACAAACAAATGGCGAACGATTAATAAACTATAATACTATAATTGCATTTTGGGACAATGAAAGAAATAAATTACATATTAATACACATAAATATAGCAGTACAACATCACACATACAATCAAAATTGAAAAGATTGGCACAAGAAAGGGGTGTTGATATTATAGAATATAATTCATAAACACGAACATTTATATTGTGTATTTAATTTAGGTATTTAAGTTTTTTTACGATTTGCAAATTTAGTTTTTGAAAATCGAGGTGGGGGGTAAAAAATTGAAAAAAAAAGTTTTCGCTTTTTTTCCTGTATTTACACAACTTAAACCCCCATAATTCCACGATAAAGTATTTACACAAAATCACACTAAATACACTAAAAACCCACTCAATAAAATTAAGGGTTACAACCTACCAACTTGTGTATTTTATGCTATTTTGTGCCATTTCTTCCACTTTGTTTTACGAATAAGACACGATTAGTGGTTATTTTATTTGTTATATGTACTTTACGATATTTGCTTATATCAAAACCCACACAACTATATCAACAAATAAACCAATTTCCACCAACAACATATCTTACAGCACACTAAAATAACAAAATACACAATTCCACACCGATAGTTTCGTTTCACCCACACACAACTCACACAACCCCCCACAACACACCCCAATTTAACTTGTGATATGAGTTAATAATACCCCACAACTGTAAGACTTTATCCAAAATTACCCCACAAACAACACAAAAACACACAACATAGCCCAACTCAACCACACAAACCCACACTAAATAATGACAAAAACACGAACAAAGAAAGGAAAATAAAATATGATTTTAGATAAAAGACAAAAAGAAATAATTAAAAAAGCACTTGATGACTATGACTTTATGAAAGAAGAAATAACGAATAAAATTGACAAAGGTTACACTATAGATGACCTATCAGTATTTTTAACACGTTTCAAAGATATTGAGATAACAAACATTGAAAAATATGATGACTATGGTTATTTAGACTTTTTATACAAAGACTTAAATATGTGTGTAATGTTTGACACCGACAAAGGACTAAGAGTATCAAACACTTTTGAGATTTATGATAAAAAGATTTATGAATACATAGTAGAAGATTTTTTGACAAAAGAAGAATATACAAAGTTAATTAATAAGACACGAGAAGAAGAAATTGAAGATATGGTAGCAACATTGAAATATTACGATAGCCACAACTTAGAGGCTGACTATAAAGCATATTCAAATAAAATAATTA